TGGGATCCTGACTGAAACGATGTTCTTATCAGCCCAATGATCCGTGATCTTGATTCCTTCAGGATTCGCATCGTTTCCCGCCGGAACATATGCAAACTCTCCGAACAACTTGATCCTCGCTTCATCAGACAGAGGATGAATGTCAGAGACCAATGCGGGCCATGAAGGTCCGTCGTCAGAGTCATCGACAGTAACGAGCGGAAACCCGTACCGAGCTGCGATACCCAACGTTTGGTTTCCCACAACGCCGTCAGCAGTCAGTCCGATCTGCGCTTGAAACTTCTTTGTGAACTCGAGGGTAGGATCCGTGAAGTTACCGTCGGCAACCAATCTGACTCGAGAGGCGGGGTAAAAGCCACACAAGAAGTTCTGCCAACGTTCGACTTCGGGTCCGTGATCACCTAATCTGAGCCATTTCATATCGTCTTCACCGGACGATAAGTATGATTGCTCAGACGTTTGAGAGCATCTGAATCGCGGTTCTGATTCGTTCTTGCAATTCTGCCGGCAACACAGATAAGAGAACGTAGCTCTCTGCTTTCGTGACACCAGGGACGCCGCCTTGCATCGAGCCTGCAGACGTTGTGACGCCCACTCGAAGTACCAGAGGACCAGGGCCAACCCTTGAACTGATGAGTGGTTGGTACTTGTGCTGACATTTTCTTAGCCTTTCAGGACGGTCGTACGTCCCTCGTTAAGAGCATGTGTCGCAGCTCGAAACTGCTCGCTGATCTTCTCTCTGCTCTTACGAAGGCCAGTTGAATCGCCTCCGCTAGCTTCAAGCGTTACAATCTGTTCGTCAATTTGACGAAGCTGTTCCATTAGCGTTTCTGACGTTGCTGACATTTCAATCTCTCCTAAGGCTATTCATGAATTCTTCAATTTCTTGCCGTGATTGTGCTGCTTTAAGCAATACTTGATCGTCAAGTGCTACTGTTCCTTCAAACATGTCGAACTTATCGTTTGCAAGAACTTGAGTCGCAGTGACTTCTATAATCTCTTGCATGACAGAATCTGAAGCCCGACCAGTGATGTCTGTTTGTTCGTACTTTATCCACGCAGGATTTGAGACGATATCGAGAAACAGTTTCTGTACCTTCACGATGAAAGTCCGGACTCCACGAGGACCTGTTCTGCTTTTGAGTTCTTCAATGATGTCTGATGGAATGCTTTCGCGAAGGCTCGTTACCAGGTCTTTCAACCTCTTTTCTTCTTCTAAGACTTCCACATCTGCGCCAACTGCAACCGCTAACACGATTGGATTGATCTCTACGTCAAGCTCTCTAGCTGCTTCTCTCGCATAGATGTCGATTGCCTCTTCAATGGTCGTGCAACGATTGGCAAGCATGAACTGCCTGAGCTCGCTATATGTCAATTCATCCAATGATTTCATAGATCAAGCACTTTCGGAGCAGCGATACCTTCGAATGGATTGAAGTCAGGTGACTCTTTTCCTTCGGCGATCAATGCCTTCTTGATTTCGTTTGGCTCGATTGTGAAATCTTCACCTTGAGCGAACCTAGTCAGCATCTCACGAGACTTGGTTGTCATTGACATGATAGCTTCAGAACGTTCGATCGCTCTGGCGGTAGCGTCTTGCTTCTTGCTGTCTAGGCGTTTGTTGATGCATTCCATCAGCAGAGATGCGACGCCCGCTTTGAACTCTTCAATCAGATCAATGTCGCCCAAGATGCTGACGATATCATATGACACGCCATCATCTACGATCTGGTTGATTTCATCCTTCGAAGGAGGCACGTCTCCTACGACTGCTTGGACCATCCTAAAAGGAATCTCCGGTGTGAAATCACTAGCATCGGGCAGACCCTCCCAACGGGGGTCGTCTGGGATCGGTCTATCTGCCCTGATCGTCAGATCGATCGTTGCGCCCTTGAACAGTCTAGACGCGATCTCGCTTGCTGCTTCAGGTGAAATATAACCCGTCTTCTTTTCAGTCATCCTATCCACGCTTTCTTGACCTGCCCGGCCACGACCACAACACTCACATGTGAATCATCGTCATGATTGTCTCTCCTGACGTGTTCTCCGTCAATCGTCCGAACCTTCAATCGAAGACCTCGGCTCTTTGAGTATGTCCATGATTCATCAAGCGTCTTTCCAACAATGGCTTGCGCAACTGTGATCGCTTGGTGTTTTCTCTTGTGGTGATCATCCTTCATAGCACGTCATCCATAAAATACTATATCTCCCTCGAGACGTAAGATTACTTTTTTTGCTTGCGTGGACGGGCTCGTTGTCTCTTGAAACTCTTAGGGTATGCTGAATCATACTCCTCAAACAGATCAAACGCCGGGTTTTCTGTGGGTACTGAGACCTGTTGTTTTTCGTTTAGCCGCGCGCTCAAGCTCTCTTCCCACAGCTCGAGCCTCGAAAACATGTCAAGTTCATCGGGTGGCATGGGACCCTCGATCGGTTCCTCAGGATCAACGTCTAACGCAGGTGACCGAAGACAGTCTAGGATGTACCGTCGAAGTACGTTTCTGATCTCTCGGAGAATTGCATGGTCAGGTGACAAAATGTCTTGCGATAGGTACTCGTACAATACAAGGACCTCTTCATGATCTAGCTTCATCTTCATGCGTCAATCATATGAAATGCTCGACGTTTGTACATTAACGAACAAAAGCGGAACCCATTCGGGCCCGCTTTGTGCAAGCATTTGTGATTGAAGATCAGACGCTGCGTTCGGTGTACTCGTAATGTGTCTGTAGAAGACGATACAACGTACGTGCCTGTCGACCCGTCAAATTGACAGATCCACCGTCTTCAGCGTCAATGAACAGACGGGTTGCCTTCGTGTTCGGGTCAGTGCTGACTGCCATGTTCATGGTGCCAAAATCACGACGTGTGGTCTCGGTGCGAAGCTTGCCGTTGCGAGCAACGCGGCTCTTGATACGAGCATTCTTGTTCTGTGGATAGAAAGTGAAACTTGCCATGTGTTGTCTCCTGATGCTGTCTATGACAAGGCTTCAATACCATGTCGCATCAATGAACACATTGTTTGATCTTTACACGTGGTGTACAAAATCTGCCGTTAACGGGCAAAGGCCCGCGTTTCCGCGAGCCCCGAGCAATGCTCTGTGCCTAACTTCAGATGATCGACATGTCGGTGACAGTGACCGTACCGTAGAAGTCCGTACGGATTGGCTTCTTCGCGTATCGAGTCATGACGCCCTTGGTAGGTGCGAAATCCTCTGGACGGAAGATCGTTGGGGTGACGATGAGCGGCACGTATGGGGCGTACACATAACCGGTCTCAAGGTAGCTACCGCCCTTGTAACCGACCAAGATCTTGTTACGTGGGAAGTATGGATCACGGTAGACCGTGAAGCGGTTGCTCACCGTACCGATTGACTCGGCGCCGATCGACATTGGCGAACCAACTTGACCTTCGCTGTCAACCGAGAACTTCGGCTTGTAGAGAACCGAGCACTCGAGGATCGTCGCAACGTCAGGGCCTACGACCATGAAGTTTGCCGAACCGCGGAGCGTCTTACGATGAATGGTGTTGGCCACATCGACGACTGTCTCAACAAGGGTCTGGTACCAGTCCTGAACCGTACCGGTGAAGGCAGGTCCGATAGACAGTGAGGAAGCAAGAGTGACTGGCGTTCCAGTCTCCTTCTTGACGAACTTGCCTGGAGCGCGGCTCCAATAGAAGTTCGCGCCATTTGCCATGGTCACAAGGTCGAGAAGAATCTCGCGGTCAAGTTCGAGAGCAATCTGCTCCGAAAGGATCGAGGTGAGCTCGACTTCAGCGTCCATCGAGTGATAGGCGTTGAGGTCCTGTGCAAGCTCTGGCGACCAACGGGCACGCAACTTGCGTGTCGTTGCTGTCAAAGCGATCTGCTCGATCTTGATGTCAATCTCTGGGATTGCAGGAGAAGGAGTTGCACCGAAGTCAGTCTCGAAGCTTGGGACCGTGAGAACTGCACCGGTTCCGTTGTCAACCGTGAGGATGTCAGCGATTGCAACCGTCATGTTCAATGCCGCAGTGTTCAACACTGGGACCGCGCCGCCAGCAGACAGCTTGATGACGAACTGGACGTGTGTACCATTCAATGCATCGACCGTGAAGACGTTTGCAGAGAAGTTACCGCGCTTATTCAAGCGACGGAGGTTGTACACTCCCTTACCCGACTGGTAAGAATCGCCCCATTCAACAGCACCGCCGGCGCTTGAGAATCCGAAGATGCTCATCTGCTCGACTGCACGGTTGTCCATTCCGGGAATGGATGCCGCAAGCGAAGAAAGTGGAACATGGATGAAGGTCACATCCAAGGCGTTCGAGGTGAGGTCAGCCTCAACCTGTGGGTCGAAGCCCAACATACGAGCGTTGGTTCCCGAGAAGTCCGAGACCGAAGCCACGATACCACCAGCGACCCAAGCGTCATTCGCACCCGTCCAAGCTCCGAAGGAGCCCGAGCCGGCAGTCGTCGAACCCGAGTGAACCTTGGTGTAACCCACGTTCACAAGGTCGTACATACCACCCGTGCCAAGCGATCCCGACTGGATGCCCTTACCGGTTGGGTTGTTATAGAGCGATTGACCACGCTTGTAGGTCTCCATCGTTGCGTTGTTGCTCAGACCGAGGCCTGCATCGCCACCAACGTTGGTACCGTACACGTAATCGATGTAGAAGATGAGACCCGATGGGAGACTCATTGGCTGAATCGAGACGAGCTCGTTAGCAACAAGACCACCGAACACCTTACGAACGATTGGGAAAGCGACGGTCGAGAAACCGGCGATCTGACCAGACGAGGTGAGCGAGCCACCACCGGTCGAGAGAGCGTTGCTCTCCTTAAGGACCTGAGCTGCCTGGTTCTCAAGCAACTGGGCCATGATCTCACGGCGGTGGCCGACGAGACCGCGGAGCAAGCCGGAGCGGCTCCACTTTTCAACGAGCCTGGCGCGCTCAGCACCGACGTGTCGGTCCTTGATTCCTGCGGCCATCTGCTCCAAAGACATCTTCTTCATAGTAGACATTTCAAAACTCTCCTAAATTATTGGTGTTGCGTATCTTGTTCGAAATCACTTGATTCCGGCTAGCTTGGTCCAACGATCCAGATCAAATCCGCCAGCGCCTTCATTGACGATTTGGGTTGATGCAGGACGGGTTGCCCTTGAGGACGAACCGAGGACCTGGCGTGTCTCCGAACCTTCACGAAGGTTCTTTGGCGACATGGTCCGGGTGAGACTCTCGTACACGAGCTTTGCCTCGCGTTCCGTCTTAGCCTCATCAAGCTGTCCTAGGACCTGAGACTTTTGCTTTGCGCTCAAGTTCTCATTCTGTAGAAGCTTGTTAGAGTAACGTAGCTTTACATTGAACAGATTAGCTTCTGCCAACTTTTTGCGGAGACTATCGGCCGTCTTGTCCGCGGGCCTTGAACCACGATTCTCGCGTGTTTCATTTAGGGATCCTGTTGCCTTAGCAAGTTGACCCTTAACCTTTGCATGTCGTGCGGTCGCTTCATTGATGCGATTGACCGCTAGGGCAAGATCCTTACGGAGTGAACCTTCAAGCTTGAGGTTCTTCTTCGAACGGGCAGTTGCCATTGCTTCCTTGATCTTGGTTGCACGAGCCTTGGCACGAAGGATCAACTTCGTTTCAAGAGCAAGCTTGTGCTTCAGTGACTCCATCGCCATTGGCATGTCGCCGTCACCGTCATCTTCGTGCATTGCGCGATTTGAGGTCGTCAGTGAAGTCGTAACTTCGTCAACAACTTCTTCATCGTCTTCTACACCTTCGGTACGGACTTCACCGTCAACGAACTGGTCACCTTCATCGTGACCGCCGCCGAAGTCATCAAATTCATCCGCGCCCATCTTCTCTTCACGAATCTTTCTCATCTTCGCGATTTCAGTGCGGAGCATTCTCTCGTCGATTTCAACGACAGTGTCATCCGAGAGCTCATCACCCTCAAACTGTGTGTCGTCCTGGCCTTCGTCGCCCATACCTTGGAAATCGACATCGTCGCCACCCTGGTCGCCGCCATCCATATCGCCGTCCATATCATCGCCACCGTCAAGAGCCAGCTCATCGCCTTCGCCCTCTTCGTCGCCGGTGATAAGATCAACGCCGATGCTATCGAGATCAATTTCATCGGGAAGGCCGGTGAGCTTGAGCGTCACATCTTCCTCGTTGAGCTTTTTATTCTTGGACATTTCTGTTGACTCCTGAAGCGTGTTGAGATCTTGAAAAAGCGTTTCTAGCTTGGCTTCGTACGCGCTCTTCTTTGGATCAGCAACAGACCCTTGCACGTACTCATACATATTCTCTACATTTGCAATCATCTGCGTAATGTGAGATTGATAGCCTTTTGACTCCCTAAGAAGCTTTGAGGCGCCCGTAAACTTTGAGACAGACTCGGCTAGTTCGCTTAGCTGTGATTCAAAGTCTTCATGTGACTCTGACATAGCATCCAGTGCTCCGACAGATTCACTGTTCATTTCGTATTCTTCATCTTCTTTTGGAAGACGAGAACCAAATTCAGGTGCTCCGACTGGGGCACCACCTGGATCTGACGCCAACGCATCAAGATTCAATGTTGCTGTATCAGAATCATCATTGAGAATGTCCTCATCATCGAGTGATTCACCCAAGAGTTGTTTCTCAATGAGGTCACGGATGCGAGGAACAACAGCTTCAATGATAGCACGCTTTGCATTGTCCTCGGCGATTTCCTTCACCTTGTTGACATCTGCTAGTGCTTCTTCATAGAGTTGCTTCGACATGTTCACTCCAAACTCATGTTAAGTATCATCGACCAATGACCAATCAGGTTCACTGACCCGCCTTCTGCGAAGATCCAAGGACAAGATCCTTACCAAGGACAACGTTCTGAGCGATCTTTTCGGTAGTATTGTGAGGGTTGACCGTTCCGGTGCCACCTTCAGAATTCGTTCCTGGAACGCCTGCAACATAGTTTGGCTTGATATCTTCGATCGTGAGCTCTGGATCTGTTTCTGGTGGTGACAGGTTGACCTGACCATCCGGACCCGCGCCAGGCGATTCAATGTTTGGGAAGTATGCAGTAGCTGCATCACCCTTCTTCTTCCATTTGACTTCGTCAAAATTGGGAGCATTTGGGTGTTGATAGTCTAGCGACACGCCCTGCGGAAACATCGCAGGATTTCCCTGTTGGACTGACGGAGTCAGGTACTGATTTCCCAACTGAGAAACAAGTGCCGGGGCCGCTGCTTCATCGACATCCTTAAAAGGACTGTCCTTGTAGAGCTTTTCAAGAAGCGCACGACGAGGCGTTTTCTTGCCTACGTATGCGGTGTATTTACCTTTTCCCGGCATCTGTTATCTCCTCAGACGTTGCCCAGAAGCTTCTTCATTGTCTTCTGCTTGGCTTCTTGGATCTTGGCAAGACGCGTGGTAAGACGCTTCTCTTCGACCTTCAGAGCCTTCATAAAGTCAATGTGCTTCTCGACGCTGTCAGCATACTCATCAGCATCAGTTTCGGTTGGCTTCTCATCATCGAGTTCTTTGGTTTCGAGCTTCGAAACTTCTTCTTCAATGATTCCCTTCAACATCTTAGACGTCAACTTAATCATGATCAATCACCTTTCAAATCGCGCATTCGCTTACAGTAAGTATGTAAATCGTCACGGCAATACAACGTTAGGTGCGAGTACGGTCCAAGATGGCCATCCAATTAGCTGCAGTCTCTTCGCCAAACAGTTGTTCTGGTGAAGATCTGTCAACATATGCTTCAACACCGACTTTCGGTATGAATCCAGGTCGATCAGCTGCTTCTTGGTCCTGATACGTTGTCGCTGCAGTATCTGCGAGTATCGATTCAAGCATGGGATTTCCGGCCGCGGCCATCTTCACCATCTCATTTGTTTGCGATCTCATAGGTTGTCTTCTCTCAGGAATTGGAGATTGACGAGATCGAGAGTCAGCCATTGTCTGTTTTGATTGAAACGTTCGTGGTTCTTCTGAAGACACAGCCCCACCGAGGCCCTCATTCAGGATCTCTACGATACATTCCTTGATCAGTGACTTCAATTGTGACCTTGACATCTTCATTTTACTTCATCCTATCGGTCATCAAAATTCCATCCAAATGATCTACTTCGTGTTGAATCACTCGTGATTTCAGACCAGAAAACCACTCTTTGTGGCGCGTGCCCAAAAGATCACTGTATTCAACGTGAATGCTTTCAGGTCGTTGAACGTTGACTTTCTTTCCGGGAATTGAAAGACAACCCTCTAGAAAACTGCTCGTCTCTGTGCTCGACTCCAATATCACTGGATTGATCAGACACAAAGAATCGATAGATGTAACTATGACCTTCAGCGAAACCCCGACCTGAGGTGCCGCTAACCCGATGCCTTGTTTTTCTGACATAGTTTCAAACATGTCTTTGACAAGGACTTTCAGCGATTCATCAAACGCTGTCACGAGATCAGCAGTCTGTCGAAGCACGAAGTTCGGTGTGGTCAGGACTTTCATCCAACTCCTGGGAATCCCTGGCTCGATGAAAGAACGGGCAGTCCCCTGTTCTGGATGCCTGTCAGGCCGGCGACTGCGTTGTATGCAGTCCCTGAGCCGCTCACCCAAAACTCCGAAACGCGTAAGTCAGCCTGAAATACCTCGTTCTGAGCCAGGGTAAAGAAGTTGCCCGAGTCCATCCCTCTACGAGTAAAGGAGACAGACAACGCAGAGGAGCCTTTGTTGACGACTTTGAGCCATCTTGAAACGTATGTCATGTCTGCGGCAGAACCAGACAGAGTCGATTCTCTGAAAGCGTGGCCCACGATGCCGGTCGCAACTGACGATGTCAACCACGGAACAGGAGATACTTGAAATTCCGCGACTGAAACTCCGCCAGGAATTGGATTATTGAGACTCATTGTTCAACCTTGCTTTCCAGACAGGATATCGTTTACGACTCTGTTGATTCTATCCGAACGATTGAAGACCTTCCGGAGATCGCCTTCAGAAATTCGCTTTCCCTCGGGAATCATGAACGCTCCAGGTGTCGATGGTTCAGAAACGAAATCCCAGCAAATCAGCTGAAAGTCATCTTGGACAACAACGTAGTCACCTTGCTTACGGGTCGTTCCCACACCACGTGACGAGATTCCCAACTTCACTCCTGATTCAACAAGAGATTGAAGAATCTTTCCTGAAGGCGTGTCGAGCAACTCAACAGTGCCAAAGACTGTTCCCTTCTCAAGGTACGCTTCTCTGATGATGTGTGAAACGTTCTTCAGACTAACGACAGACTCGTCTGGGTGATCACACTCTCCGACAGCACGATTCTCAATGATGAACTTCTGATAGTTCCTGATTTCACGCTCGAGGATGTGTTGTGGGTATATACGCCCGTTCTGGTTCAGCGTGTCGGCCTTCTGAAGGATTCCCTTCATCAAGATCTTTCCACCAAACTTTTCGCGAGACTCTTTGATAGCCTCAGGCGTATAGTCAAAGACTTCATACGAAGTCAACAGTCTCACATCAGACATTTGATCCCCCGACATCGTCGTTCGATAGCTCTTCAGAGAGCTTCACATAAAGCATGAACCGTGTCACAACATCATCATTGACATTGGCAAGATCTTCAGCAATGATTTGTTCACGTGATTCTTTGAGGCGACCATTGAGGTACACATCTTCTGGATGCATTCCTGTGTACTGATCGATCTCTTTCAAAACGTTCTCTTTGATCTCAGACAGCCTGTTTTTGATGATCTCAGGATCGTCAGACACCGTTGCAAAAGCATACGACTTGATCAAACGTGTCTGCTCTCTTGACAGCAGACCAGCGTACTTCTCGTTCAGCTTCTTCATCATGACTTTCATGATGAGTCTCGACGTTCCAGGTGACTCTTCTAGAGTGTCCTTGTCTTCTTCGACAACTCTTTCTGACATCAACCACTGGACGATCTGATCTTCGAACTTGGCCATTCTCTCGAGGTCTCGAGTAGGCGATCTCCAATCATTCAAGAGCGTCTGGATTGTAGCGAGCATCCTGTACTCATTGACCTGATGATCGTACACGGCATCCGCGCTCAACCTATGATTGATGTTCCTGATCAAAAGTGACTTTTCTCTGTCGAGTTCTTTGGCATCGTGTGAACGAGCTGCTGATTTAGCTTCCTGTAGAATAGAAGATGCGACAGCTTCCGTTGTCACTCTTGTCTTCAACAGAGCGTTGATCAAACGGAACTCTTTATAGAGTTCAGTTCCCTGTTTGAAGTGCTTCTTCAAGATCTTCAGTGCCGTTGAAGACTGTTGCTTGTCACCCTCAACAAGAGCACGCGAGATGGTTCGTACAAGAAACTCGTACAGCAAGCCCGTATTTCTTTTTTTATTATGTGATTTATTCGCCATTGAACTTCAAAGCTCCACAATTTTGAATGACTTGATAAGTCCATCCGCGATTGGCACAAAATGTTTCTGCAGAAATTTCTTTTTCTCTGCAACGATCGGGCTCAAACTCGTATCCTTTTGTTTCTAAGAGAATTCGCTTCCCATCACATAATGTGATCAGAAAATCAGGTATGTAATTATGTTTAGAATCTCGCCAATCATAAGAGATCTTGACATGATGGTTTTTCGTCCATGATGTTACATTGTCATCATGATCTAATTGACGCATACAATCAAGTTCGAGATTTGAATGTGCCCAATTTATCTCTTTAGTCTTGACAGACACATATGACGATTGTTTTCCATGAAATCCGCCAGCCTGTAAAAATCGAACCTTCGCTTCAGAAAGAGCCTGTCGATGTTCAATTGAAAATTTCATTCCCTTTCGAGCATCTGAAATTTTGTGGCCACGTTCGGGTGATAAAAATGCTTGTGTCAGACAAAGTTTTCCTTTTTGTGATTCTGACAATTTTTTACGATGATCTAATGACTTAGGTGTCTTATTGATTTTGCCTCGTGACCATCCATGAAAACAATCACTTGAACAAAATTTACGATTTTGTTTGCGATGGTTGAACGACGTTTGACAATGACTGCATTTGAATTCATTCATCTGAATTTCCCTCGTCTTCAACGTCGATAAATAGATTGTTTTCATCGGAGTTTTCGTTCAAGGTGCTTTCGCTCTTGCCTTCGACGATGACAGCCTGACTGACCGCTTGCTCACCACGTAGGTTCAGAGCGCGTTTCATGCGGTAAAGAGATGAAGTGACGTCGGGTGGCAAGCCGATCTTTATCTTCTTTGGCTCTTCACGCTTCATCGATTCACCAAACGGATTGGTCGATAGCCCATTCAAAAACTTCTGATCATAAGGATCGTTCATAGACTCTGTGTCGTTCGACATCATCCGATTGAAATCAGGCATGTGTGTCTTGCTAGACCCATGGTGCCTGTGACGTGATCTGTTGTAGAGAACCTTATCCAAGTGCTTTTCAACATTGACCGGAAGCTTGCTCTTGTCTAGCTTGAAATCAACTTCCGGAATTTCTGCATCATCACCGGCGGTCAACAGCTCAACGTCTTGCGACTCTTCTTCTGGTTCTTCTCCCGCGTTCTCTTCAGGAGGAGTCTCTCCACCTTCGGGTGCCGGCTCTTCGCCACCAGCGGCTGCGCCACCTCCACCGAGAGCATCGCCCAAATCATCACCGCCACCTTCAGCACCTGCGGCTTCGCCGCCCGCACCGTCGATTGACAGACCTTCGAGCGTAGCATCAATGACTCTTTCATTGTAGCGTTCGCTGTCAAGGTCTTTGCACTGTTCTTCATTGAGACCCCAGATCTCACGACGAATGAAGTTTTTGCTTGCCATGCCATCGGGAACAGATCCTGCAATCTCAAATCGAGTCCGCCAGAGTTCCAACTTCTGTTGCTGCGAAACCGTTGAGGGATTCGACAACTTCAAAGAGAAGTTCAGGAGATCATCGCCCGTGTATCCACATGCAAACAGATGGATGATCGCGATCTTGTTCAACTCCGCCAACATCGTCTTTTGGATGACGTTCGTGGTACGAGAGAACCTGATGTCTTCTTGTGCAAGAGTAGCTTTGCTGCCCAGTGCTTCATCATAGCCCAAGTAAGCCCTTGGAACCTTGAGAGCTGCAAAGAGTTTCTTCTGAAGATATGCAACGTCCTCGATTGCCGCGGTATTGATGCCGCCAGCAAGGGTGTCAATCTGGGTTCCGGAATCCTTGCCTCTGACTGGGACGAAGTAATCTTCGTCAACAGAGAATGGATTGTACCGAAGGTCGACTCGACCCGTCGTTGGATCAGCGACTTGGTTCGTCCTGAGATTCTTTCGTTGCTCTTCCATGTACATCTCGACCTCATCGGGCGAGACGTTACCCACGTCAATCTTGAAGACACGACGTTCAGGCGCTCTGGTTACACGATACACGAGCATGGCATCTTCTGCCAAGATCAATTGGCGCCAGATTCGACGTGCTGGCTCTATGACAGACGCTCCGTATGGGAGAAACATGTCATTGCCCAGCAAACGAAAGTGAGACACTTCCCAATTTTCTAGTGTTCTGTTACCGAGTGATGTCCAGCGATAACGCACTGCAAAGGGATCGTTGGGATCATAGTTGTCTTCCCGCTCGATCTCATTGACGGGAATAGCAAAGACGTTTACTACACCATGTTCAGGTGAAACGTCATTGTAGAGAAAGAAATCACCGTACTTGCAAGTGTTGCGGGTCCACGATCTCATCGCAAATTCGATGTTCAACGTGTTGTAGAACAACTCTTCGAGCTCTTCTTTGATCTTTTCATTGTCAGAATTGACATGCAAGATGCGACCCTTGTCGTCCTGAGAACAAGCTTCATCAGCATAGATGTCAAGCGCGGACGCAATTTCAGGTGTGAATTCCATCTCCTGAAAGTCTTGGTAACGCATCAACCGTTCTGCAAGGTTGTACGCATTAGACGTAATGTTCGAATAGGTCGGAGTTGCCGATCTTTGGAACAGTAGGACGCCGCTTGATTTTCCCTTGTTCGGGGTGGCCTGTGTCGTATCGAGTGTACGAACTTTACGCTTGACTACAGGTCCGGATCTGAAAAGCTTCGTCAGAAGACGAAACAGGTTTTTCTCATTTGCCACTTAGACACCTCTCCATTCAGTTGAGGTTTGATCGATCCTATCGAGATTGACAAGATCGTATAGGTTCACTTATCCGTTGTTGGCGTAGAACGCAAAGAAACGACCTTGGGTTCCTTCTTAGGTGCACTGACATACGAACCAGGAGTTGACACCATGTTCTGAAGAGCTTTTTCAACGCTGTCCAGGTGAGGTGTCAAAGCATTCATCATTCCAGGCGATGCATCTTCCTTGAAGTCTGCGATCGCTGTGATGAGATCCGCAGCCTTATTGACGACGTCCTTGACTGCAACGTGGTCAACAGCATCTTCTGAAAGAATCTTCTTTGCTTCTTCAATGATGATCTCGCGAAGACGTTGATTAGAAATTTGTGACATGATTCCTCTGGGGGTTAAGTATCAACGATACAGCCAACTGAAGTCAATAGTATTGCCACCACGAACTAGGCTAGCGTCCCGTGGTTGCATAGGATGGGCACTGAACAGTTGCGGGTTCTTTCCAACAGGTCGCACTGCGGCAACTGCCGAAAACGCCTGGTTGACGTCTCGTTTCAAGACTTTCGTCGATTTCATCAGAGCAACTGTCATGTCCTGTGCTCGTTGGTTGGGAACAGACTCTCCTTCAATGAACCACGCTCCAATAGCCAGACTGATCACCAAGTCGTCATGACAATCACGAAGTGCCATGGCCTTGTGTCCCTGCCAGACGAATCCCTGGAGTTGATCGAACAAACGTTGAGAGAACACGTTCAGTCGCTTGTTTCTGATCAGCTCTTCCAGCTTCACGAGCATGTTGTGTCGAGACTGTGTCTGGGTCGAAAACCCAGGCTTTGCTCCGTCAGCGAATATCGCGTTCCGTGGATCGAAAGGATCGCCTCTCATCTTGTCGTTGTAAAGCAAAGGATATCCCATGTCTCTCAAACGAGTCGCTGTCGTCCAACCATATCCGTTGTTTTCTGGGACCAAGAGTGCGGTATTGTACTTCATTCCGATCTTGAAAAGTAGCTCTGCGAACTTATCAGGAGGTATCTTCCCCATGTACTCAGCGACTGCGTTACCTTCTTCGATGTCTATCACGTGACATGCAGAAAAGTCTCCGCTACCACCCGCATCACCGCGGCTGACGTCAGCTGAGACAACGTACTTTTTCCCAGCGATTGGTTCTTCCCACACCCACAAGTTTCGATCAATGTCACTCTTCGTGGGATCAGCAATCAAGTCTCTGACTTGGTCCATCTGTTCTTGTTGCAAGAACGTCTCACCAGATGAGATGAAGTCACAAAGAAACTCTTGAGCAACTTTACGACGTGGTAAGTTCTTTGATTCACTATTGAACCATGCTTGATCGTGTTCTGGATGTACGTGCCATGGGAGCTTGATCGTGTTGAACAGGTTTGCTCCTGCTTCAGCTTCAGTCCACAACTTGTAGTACTGACCGCCCACGCCGTTTGGCGTTGACAAGATGATCGCTCGACCACCCGTTGAGATCGTGGGATAGATGCCCGTCCAGATCTCTTCGAAGTTATGAACGAATGCAGCCTCATCTACGATTAACAACGACAAAGACTCAGATCGACCAGCATCGTCTGACGTTGGAATTGCTTTGATGATTGACCCGTTTCCGAATTCAATCTCTTGTGTCTTTGCGTTCGTGGTGCAAAGGTGAAGCCAAGGTGGAATGCTGTTCAACATTGTCTTTACCTTCTTGATGAAGTTGACAGCTGTTGGCAGCTTCGTTGCTATGACTAGGATGCTCTTGTCTTTGTAAAAGAGAGCGAGCCACAGAGCATATCCTGCCGTGATCGTAGAAAGACCTAGCTGTCTAGATTTCAAGACAATGTTAAATCTGTTTTCTCGAAATGCTGCAAGGCAGTCATCCTGAAACTGGTATGTTTCAAATGGAATGACACCACGTTCAGGATGCTGGATTCTCACGTACTTTTTCATGAAGTACGTTGGGTCTTTACCACAAGCGATCGTTTCCTCGATCTGCTGGGCTCGAGTCATCGGTGCCATCAGCTGATCTCCAAGATCGTCTTTCTGCGATAGATCGCCATCCGACGTCCCACGACTTCAATTGAATCGACTGAATTCAATTCTTTGGTCTTGAGCGAGGAAGACGTCAAGTCGCTATACATCGACTTGATATGTTTGACTGCTTCGTTTGAAACAGACACAGATTCATCTACGTAGCTTCGCTTAGCCCGTACAAGCTCCCGCTCATCGCGGAAATTGATGATGGTTTGAAACGTGACCTGCATCTTGTCGGCGCTCAAGATCAACGCCTTGACAGAGTATGACGAGGTCTTTGGTGTTGACGATCGACCCCAGGTCGTATCAATCACCTGCTCGAGGGCATTGAAATCAATCTTTGACTCATCCATTCGGATTCTCCTAGGCATCTAATTATGGCCTAAGATGAATCCGAAGCGCTTCAATCGATTTTTAGAGTGAATTCAACCATCGATCGCGGTTGCGCTAATACCTCATTTTCGTTAGGTCGCCAACCATTTTTCCATTTCTCGATGTTTGGATATGCCCACGTTCTTG